GCACCAGGTGTGTACGCACTGCGGGCAAGACTTCGGACACCACCGAGTCACACCAGCGGGCAACAGCTACTGCCTCGAACTCAATGCGAACGCAGCACAGGACAACCGCTACTTCAATCGTGAGAACGTACCCCTCCACCTTGAGGGCGTGCCAGTGAAGATGCTGCGCCGCTCACCGTTCGGCAAGCGACTCGGCCAGGTGGTCAACAACATGATGGGATACATCGAGGTGTCGGCGTGAACAAACCGAAGATGGCCGGTACATCGTTCGAGACATGGTTGGTGAACAACTTCAAGCGCATCGGGCTGTTCTCTCGCCGCCTACCTGAAGGCGGGAGCCTTGACCTTGGCGACCTGGAGGTGGTGCTCGACAACGGCATGACCTTCATTGTCGAGGCGAAGGCTCGTGAGGTGCTGAACGTCACGAGAGAGACAGAGAAGGCGAGGTCCAAGTCGGGCAACGGAGTGATGACACTACTGATTTGGAAGAGGCTTACGAAAACGAAAGGCCAGAAGCGCCGCACCCCTGACGGCCAGAAGATTGTTGTCTGCATGGGTATCGACACACTGGAACTCCTGCTGACGCTGGCGGGCAAGAGATGATTGACCTCTTCGCACCGAGGGGTAGGTGGGGACACCAACCATCAATCGCAGAACAGATTGAGGTTGGTGATTGCTGGCACTGGACAGGTGGTAAGAACAGCGCCGGTTACGGGCATAACGCTGATGGTCTTATCCACCGACAGGTGTACGAAGCTCTCGTCAGCCCCATCCCTGAAGGGTTGGTTACCGACCACCTATGCCGCAATCCAGGGTGTGTCAACCCCGACCACCTAGAGATGGTGACGGTAAGGGAGAACGCATTGCGTGGGTTCGGCTTCGCCGGAAAGCGTAAGAACCAAACCCACTGCAAGCGAGGCCACTCACTAGAGGATGCGTATAGGTACTCCGGTCGTCGGCATTGCCGGACCTGCGTCAAAGAGAGGAGCAAGGAATGACAGCGAAGAAACTAGGCGCTCGCAAGAAGCGCATGATGGGTGGCGGCTACCCGAGAGGGAGGGGGTTGCTGAAGTGCGAGCTTTGCGGCTATCCTCTGAGGGACCACGAGATGGACACCCATCCATCACCAGCAAGGAGCGGCAAGGATGACTGAGGCATGCACATACGACATCAACTGGCTACTCGCAACCATCATCATCACGGTGGTCATCCTATTGACGCTCGCCCTCTCGACCTGGTTCTACCAGCAGCGGGTATTTGACCTGAACACCGAGCATGTCGAGATGATGCAAGAGTCGAACCAAGAGATACTCGACCTGCGTGACAAGCTCGCCGGTCGGGAGATGCGTGACCGTGTGCTCGGGGCCACGCCGGTAGGCAGGCTGATGGACAAGGAGGCCGACGATGGGTAGCTGCTGCTGGATTCTGGCCGGTGTCGCTTACTTCGGATTCGCTATAGCTGCTGGCAGGTTCCTGGCATACAGACGGAGGTCGCAATGAGTGAAGGATTCATCATCGGAGGGATGGTCGCCGTAGTGGTGGCTCTCGTCATCGCAGGCATCACCATCGCACGCTACATCGTGAGGCGATGGGATGACTGACCCAGACTTCTACATCGTCATCGTGAAGCAGTGGTGGCGAGGCAAGGAGTACGGCGGCTCAGCCATGGTCGCCATCACAGACCGTGACTGCTCACACATCAAGCCGGAACTCGAATGCCGGATGAGGGCGCTCGACCGTGAGATGAACGAGATTACCCCATCAACACTTGACCGCACCTGGCAGTGCTGGCCTGAGTGGTGGGGTGGAGAACCAGCAGTCGTAGGTTCGACTGCGTAAAGGGCCGTCACCGCATCACCCAAGCGGTGGAAGCCACGCTGAGGGGCGAAGGTAGAGCATCCAGATGGTGCTTGCTTACCAGCAGCCCTCATCCCTCAGTGCGGCCCAACATTTGGTGGTCCCTGGTTTGTTTACTCGCATACATGGGCCAGGGGCCACCGCCGCTACACTTACCGAAGGAGGTCACATGACCAAGATGCTCGAACTACCAGCAAGGCTCGAAGAAGCAGGGGTCAACGTCCGCACACTCGACGGGTGGGAGAACGCTCACGAGGGCGGCACCTACCTCTACCGTGAGCCGAACGGTGAACCGGCGGGGCACATGCACCACCACACTGCCACCACTGAGTACACCCCGAACAGGGACAAGGCCAACGGATACGCTGGGCTGTCACACGGTGGCTCGGCTCGGCTGGCGCAAGAGAACTACGGCGGCGGCGTTCCGGTCTACACCATCGCCAACGCCTATCCCGCACCCATCAGCTCGGGTACGGGTGACCGCAACGTGCTCGACAAGGTGCGGGCTGGCATCGAGGTCACGGGCAGGCCAGGACCAGACACCTACGACTGGTACGGCAACACCCACTACTGGAACACCGAGTACATCCTCGACGGAACCGGCTCACCAGTAGACCCAGCAGTGTGGGCGATGATGCTCACGGTGTCACAGGTGCAGAACCAGCTCATGGGCTGGACCCCCTTCATGCACATCGGTCACGGCCACCACACGGGTCGCAAGATTGACCTGTGGAACGGCCTCTACGCAGACTACGACGAGACAATCATTCAGCTACGGGAACAGATGGGAGAAAGCGTGTTCACACACTTTTACGTCGGAGACAATAGGCCCGAGTACGAGTCAATCTCTTGGTTGCTCTACATGATGAAGGGTGGGGTGGTGGACCCGAACGGCAACAGTTCACAAATCACCGCTGCCCTCCCATGGAAGACGGACCCCCGTCAAGTGCAGGCAGAGGACTTCGCCTACATCGGTGAGCTGACCAACATGACCGAGTTCACGCTCGACAAGCTCATCGACAGCGGGCTGTATCGGTTCGGCAAAGAGGTCGCATCTCTCGAGGAGAGAGCGTACCGACAGGACGCATGAGACTGCCGTAGGGCGTTTCCCCCCGCCCACGACATAGGAGAGGCACCTAGACCGCCCTCTAGGTGCCTTTCTGTTTGCCTTAGACCAGTGCGAGCAGCTCGTTCACCTTCGCAGCGAGCGCATTGAGCGCCGTGAGGTTGCCGTAGCTCACATCGACCACGTTGGTGCCCCACTGCCCCGAGAAGCAGATGTCTGACGACGACGTTGCCGCAGCGTTATACATCTTGAACGGACGGGTGGTCCGCACGTTCGACCGTGCCTGGACGACATGCTCCTGACCACCACTGGCAGGGTGGAACATCGAGAGGCTGCGCCAGCCATCGAACCCGAACGACATCTCGACGGAGTTGCCGTAGGCACCATCATTGGTGCCCATGCCACCCCACCTCAGCGTCGTGGTCACACCATCAGAGATGGGCAAGACGAGCGCACCCGTCAGCGTGCCACCCGTGATGGGTAGGTAGTCGGTGCCGCCGCCCGTGCCCTTCGGCTCGTACCGTGCGTCCGACTCGGACTCGGTGTAGTACCTCGTGTCGTGCGTGTGGCTGTCGTTCGCCACCGCCACGGGGATAACCCAGGTGATGCTGCCGGAGCCGTCAACCAGTTCCGTGACTTGACCCGACGCATCGCCACTGAGCTGCATCTTGAACGAGCGCTGTGTGTTCCACTTCTGTGCAGCGTCAGCCGTGCCATGCAACGGCAGGTAGATGCCACCCGACGGGTCACCGACGGCAGCGATAGCCTCGGCATCCGTGTACCTGGCGTGGTGAACGGAGGGGAGGGCAGCATGCTCGTCGAGCGCATCGGCGCTGTCACCAGCTACCGACGCATCACCGTCATCGACGTACACCTTGCGGGTCGCATGGTCCCCGTCGGTCGGCGGCGAGTCCTGCAAGAACAGAGCACCCGTCATCCGGCCACCCGTAGTGGGCAGGAACTCACCGTACGCCTCTGATTCGAGGAGGTACTGCGAGTGCGGGTCGGGCACCGAGTTCACATGCTGGTTCGCCCACAACTCAGTGGCGATGAGGTCACTGAAGATGTCATCCTGAAGCTGCTTCGTGAAGACGGCACGGTACTTGGCCTCACCACCATGGGAGAGGTCACCGACGGAACCGGCAAGGTTCCGCTTCACCATCTTCAGCACGTTGCCCGAGTTCACCTCAGCCTGCATCCACTCACGCAGGTCGGAGTCGTCAGGGTCAGCGACCAGGTAGATGAGGTCACCTAGCTCCAGCCCGAACACCGAGTCAACGGTGACGGTGGCGTTCACGCCTGGTGCAAGTACCCCCTCGCCCGTTGCTTCGTACGCATTCCAAGTTGTTGAATCACTAGCCATTGTCTACTCCTCTTCCAATCCTGTTTGACCGACACCGACGATTGCCATACCGAGCAGACCAAGGCCAACGCCCGAGTCTCCCGTTGGTTGTGGTGTCGCTACGAGGCGTTGACCCCTGAACTCCACAATCGCATACCTCGTGACCGAGCCACGGTTCGAGACAAGCTCGACCGGAGCCGACACGTTGTTCACGATGCCACGGAACAGCACGTTGGGCCGGAGCATCGTCACCTCCACCGAGTTACCCACCAAGCTCAACACCTGCGAGTGCAACGACTCGCCCAGCCCTGGATACCTCAACGGCTTCCGGTTGGGGACGGACACATAGTCCGACACGTTGAACGGCACCAGCATGATGAAGTCACGGTGCGACGGGATGCCACGGATAGCGAGCCTCGTCACATGAGGTGACTCCAGCGCATCAGCCGTAGCGAAGACCCGTAGCTGCAACGACATCGTTCTCGACTTGACGTTCGTGAGCTGATATATCTTGCTCGACGCAGCATCCGACGACAGCCTCTGAACCAGCGTCCATGACGGGTGGTCCCAGTCGAGGATGGCGGCAGGGTCCTCGCTACGCCACAACTCCACGCCAGAGCCAAGGTCACCCAGCCCCCTGGCCTCGATGACTGTCTCCAGCCAGGTGATGTCGGTGTTCAGCCCGAACGTGATGTTCGGGAATATCATGTACCCAGTCTTCTGGAACGTGTCTGTGTCAGCGAGCAGGATGACGTTGTTGTTGTAGTCGATGCCTGCGTGAACGTCGTCATAGACAACGATGGCGTTCAGGTCAATCTGCTCACCCTGCACGGGCGCACCGCTGGGCAGCGTCTTGTTCTCGATGACATCCACGGTGTAGACACGGGACAACCCGTTCGTCACAACGTCGTAGCGCCACAGGGACTCAAGGAATATCGGCTGCCAGTCACCGTTGCTGTCCTTGTACCCGTTCTTGATGAGTTCCTTCACGAACCAGAAGATTTCGTCACGACTGTTCGCCATGTTGCGGGTCACGATGGGTTCGTGCTCGGTCGCCAGCCATTCACGGCGTAGCTGCAACAGACCAACGGTGTAGTTATACCTGTCGTCCAGCACCTCAGCCTGGTAGACCCTCAGCTCCTCCTTGTCCAGCTCGGGCCGGTTCGAGGAGGTCATGATGAGTAGGGCGTTGGCGTTCGAGCCGAGCAAGAACGGTGTCTCGCCCTGTGGCATTGTTATCCGGCCCCACGGGATGAGGCTCATGTCGCCCTGCCCTGCTGGGGCATACGACCGCACCGTGCCGTCACCACACGCAGCGACGATGGCCGGTCCTGACTCGACTACCGACCAGAACGGCGATGAGGCCGTGTCAATGGCACCTTCAGGCTCCCAGTCAGTGCTGTCCCACTCGATAGCGAAGAGCTGGGCCGTGTCGATGTTGTCGAACGTGGACAGCAGGAATCTGCCGTTCACATACCAACAGCCCTGAGCCTCCAGCTTGTCGTTGCCATTGTCGGTGTACGCCTTCTCAAACAGGTCGGTGAGCGGTGTCTTGATGTAGGCATCGCCGCCATCAACCACCGCAAGCACCGTGTCGTTTGGAGCCACAGCGATGGCACGGATTTGCAAGCCTGCCGCTGGTGTCAACACATCGGCAGAGATGTCAGTCCATCCGTTGTACCTGTAGATGGACTCACCGTCAGCGATGTAGATGTGTGTCTCGCTGGTCCCGAAGTCGATGGGGTTGGTCAGTGGGTGGGCGGGGTCGCCCTTCCACACTGCCATGGCCCGAGACAGGCGCAGCGAGTACGGCACACCAGCGGTGTCCGGCCTGCGTACGTCAACCCCTGACGAATCCCAGTACCTCGTCTGGTCGAGGGCTGCTTGGTCCTGGTCGAGCGCAAGCTGCCTCGGGTCCCAGTCAAGCCCCTCGCCACCCGACAGGTCAGTGCGTGCCCAGGCGTAACCGATGTCGAGCACGGTTTCGTAGATGGAGCCAGCCCTGTCCATGCGCTCGGCCAGCGAGTCTCGAGTGCCGAGCTGTATCTGTGTCTCTGGCCCAGCCACGGTACGGAACCACGACTTGCCCACCTTGATGTTGTAGCCCTGTGCCCTTGGGTACTTGACGTTCGCATCGAAGGTGTCAACCGCAGCGAGCGGCTTGAAGTCGCTCATCAGACCACCTGACCGAAGGCATTCCTCATGTGGACACGAGGCCGGTACTCGGCCTTCATCTCCTTCATGGCTGCACGCAGCAGCATGCCGTGATATTGGCGTAGCCCGCCACCGAGAGACATGCGGCTACCGACCCTGATGTTCTCAGCTTCGAGCACGCTCTTCACCCACTCGGTCTGTGCGGCAGGTACGTCACGACCAACGATGAGGTCAGCCGCAGCGCCCACCATGACGATGGATGCCCACCGTGGGTCAACACCCAGGTCATCGAGCAGGTCTGTCTCGGCTAGGGCGTTGCCCATCCTGCGACGGTACCTCAGCCACACCGAGCCACCCGCACTGTTCGTAATGAGCGAGCGCCCACCAGTCATGGGGTGGAAGTCCACAATCTTGCCGTCGAACTGCACCGATGCGGTGAAGTCGCCTGGCGTGATGGAGATGACCTCGACGGCCAGCTCGTCACCGATGGAGTAGACGTTGCTCGTCGTCGGGGACAGCATCTCCTCCTTCGCCTGTGACAGCGAAGGGAAGAGCTGGATGATGTTGTCGGCCACGGCCTCGAACACCACCGCACGGGCGTACGGCGGGTCGATGACCACCATGAGCGGCACCTCGTGTGCCACCGGCTTGGTGCCGTACTCACCACGGGTCACCTCGGCAGCACCAGCGATGGTCTGCGTCGAGGGGATGTAGTTCACGACCCTCATCAACTCCTGGTCAAGCTCCAACAGGGTGCCGATGCGGATAAGACCCTCATCCTCCGGCACTGCGAACGTGCCGAGAGCGATGGCGGTCTGACTGTCATTGACGGCCTGCGCAAGCTGGGCCTGGATGTCCTGGTCGTCGGGCGGCGTGAGCACCTGTATGAACAGCCTGTCCATGATGGACTTGACTGTGCGCTCGGCGGTTCCGGCCCCAATCATGGTGTCACCGGCTTCCGGTTGGCGTTGTAGGCACGACCACCGACCTTGGCCTTGATGACCAGCGGCAGGTAGGTGTTGGCTGGGATGGTCTGTTCCCCACCATTGGGGTAGACCACCGAGAACTGGTAGAGGAACTTGCCAGGTGGCGTGAGAGCATCCACATCATCCTCTGAACCAGGAGTCCACGCCACCCAGCCTCGCCTCCCTTCCTCTGTCTGGTCGGGGTCAACAGTAACGGGTGCCCTCGGAACAATCTGGTTCCTCGGGTTGGTGTAGTAGTCACCTCTCGGCATTGCGAACGCAATGGAGATGAACACTTCTGACCCGCTGAGGTCGATGGGCTTCCCCTTACCGTCACGCAGACAAGCCTCCAGGTCTGGAGCTGTGTCCCATTCGATGTAGTAGACGGCCCCACCTTGGGCTTGCTGCGCTGGCATGTTTACTCCTGTTCTGTTCCCTCGACAACCACAGGCGGGTACGCCAGGTCTTCGAGTTCTTCGATGCGGGCAACGAGCTTTGTCTGCTCGTCGCCAAGTTGTTCGATGGCCGCTTCCATCAGAGCCTCACGATTTCGTCCCTCAGATATGTACCTGCGTTGGACTTCGATGATGTAGGTCTGGTCAACATTCATGCCTTGCATGTTCTCTCCTGTCGCTTGGGTGTGAGTGTAGAGGTCATCCACCCGCCTTGATAGTCAACCGTGGCAACTGGTCCGTCCCTGACGGAACAACCTGGTACGACTCGGGGCTTGACGACAGCACGGTGGTGGTGGACATACCGGCGCAGTAACCCCAGTTGGAATCAACGTAGAGCAGCCCAACGCCACGCTCACTCCCGTCACGAATCTGCTCACCGAGCGAGTTGGGCAAGGTGATTGAGCCAATCTGACCACGACCAAGGAACACCTCAGCTATCTGCGGCCCTGGCGTGTACGACCCTGGCTTCGATGAGTGGTTGTGGGCCTGAATGTGGAAGGTCTTGCCGGAGCCTGCGTACGACCAGCGCTGTGAGAGGCGCAGGTCCACTGACTTGATGTCACGGCCAGCCAGGTCGGAGCGCATCAGTGCGTCATCGAATCCGAACAGCGCCGACTCGTTGCCGTGGTAGGACGAGTACCCCTCATACGACATGACATCACGGTACGACGAGTAGTTCGCCACGTTGCCGTCATAGCTCTGTGTCCAGTTGGCGTAGTAGGTGAATGTCTCCTCCGGCGTGGACTCGGGCCACACCTGCACCCACGAAGAACCGTTCCATTCGTAGATGGTGTCAAGCTCCTGCCAGGCACCACCGTTCCAGTACCGGAAGTTCCCTATCTCCTCCCACGCTCCCCCGTTCCAGTACCGCATCGCCATTCAGACCACCGTTGCCCAAATGTCGCCAAGGTTCTGCGACGTAGGTTGGTTGCCGATGGTGATGTTGCGAAACGAGCGACCGTTCGGGTCGTTGTCCACGACACACACAGCCCTCGTGTTGAACGTGGCCCGTGAGGGCCAGAGGGAGAGCAACGCTGACGGGTCGGTGCCGCCGAACGACAGGTACTTCGAGCCACTGGTGTCGTTGAACGATGTGCCGCCGAACCACTCAACGATACTGAGCGTGCCAGCCGTCTGATTGAGGTCAAGGCTCAGGATGCCCGTCAGTGTGCCGCCACCCAGCGACAGGTACAGCTCGTCTGCGTCGATGGGACGCAGGTAGTTGAACGGCGACGGGTTGTTGTTCGAGCCGTCGAGCAAGAGGTAGTCGTCAGTGGGTTCCCCACCGCCACTGTCCTCGCCTGCGCCTCCGGTCATGGACACCCATTCGGAGCCATCCCATATTTGTGAACGTGCCATGCGTGTCTCCTATCCGAGTCCGAACGAAATGTTCATGGCAGTCCAGGTCTGAGACCAACCAGCTTCTGTCTGGACCATCCCTGGGGTTGCGTACGTTGAGCCACGAACATTGATACGGCACGGGCCGGTGGACGCATAGCTGACAACCACAAGGTCCCAGTTCGGAATCATGTTGGCTGGCAAGTAGAAGACGGGTGTGCTGGAGGTAACCTCCCCGCCACTAACCATCCCCTGGATATCGACAGTGCCGTTGTCGTTCAGTCGGTAGCGGGGTGAGGCCCAGCCGCCACCAAACCACTCCCAACCGCTTTCAAGCGTTATGGGGTACCAGTCGCCCTGACCGCCGCCAGAGTTGTCCTCCAGGTAGCTCTTGCTCACCGCATCGCCTGGGTAGATGGGGTCCTGCAACCCCTCGATGCGATGGTTGTCCATGGCGATAAGACCTTCCATGACACCACCAGTGAGCGGCAGGTACTCGGCCTCCGGTGGCTCGTTGGGGTTCACCCACACCGTGCCAATCTCGGGGTTCGGGGGAGCCACGATACCGATAGCGTGACCCTCCTCTTCCGTGAACCTCTCGTGGTGCTGGTCGGGGGCAATGTCGGTGAGGTCTTCGTGAAGGTAGGTCTGCTGCGGTACGTCAGCGATGCCATCCCACAGGTCGTCGAGGTGCTGCGACATGTAGGTGATACGCACGATGTCGCCGGAGAGGTGGGAGGTGCCTTCCGAGCCGTCGAGGTTACGGTCAACCGACAGCACCTCATCGACCACGCCCGTGCAGTACATGTACTCACGCAGCGAGTTCGAGAACGGGTCAACGACGAGGTAGAACGGCACCTCGGGCAGTAGCTCAGGCGTGGACACGGTGATGGTCGAGTCAGCGCCACCCACATCCTCAGCCAGAGCCACATCGACGGCGTTCTTCAGATACGAGCGGGCCATTAGCAAACCTTCTTTCCGGTGTCTACGTTAGCCTCGGGCGCATCGTCTTCAACGATTGCTTCGGCTGCTTCTATGTCGTCTGTCGCTGAGGGAACGCCACCCATGAAGTCCCCGTCAGGCGTTCCTCCGGCAGTGGCCTCCGATGGCTCCGGCTGGCAGCCTGCATCTGCTGGGTCGGGCTGCCCTGCTGCATCTGCTGGGTCTTCCGGCGCACACACCTGGCCTGTGCCTGGTGAGATGTCCGGCGACCAGAACATGCGGAGGGTTGCGATGCCAGCGACAGCGAATGCGCCGTACTGGTCGGGCGGTGTGTACTCACCCTCGAAACCCTCAACCTCAGCCTCAGCCTCAGCATGGAACCACTGGTAGTGCCTGCCCTTGATGCCGAACGAGCGCACGTTGCCCTCAGCCACCATCGGAACAAGCCCACCCACATACTGGACATGCCCACCGAACGAGATGTCGGCGGTGGCCTCGACTGCGTAGTAGCCCAGGTCCCTGTCGAACCCAAGGGTCACGAGGCTCGCCTCGCCACGAAGGGCGAAGGCACCCTCAACGCCACCGATGCCGATGAGCCTCGTGTCAGCATCTGCCTCGCCATGAAACGTGCCGTGACCAAGGCTGTGGTAGTGGAAGAACACGCCACCGTCAGCCTGAAGTGCGAACTCACCGGCAGGCACGAACTCGCCACGCCACCATCGCATCTGGCCGTCAGCCTTGACAGCGAACACACCCCAAGGGAACTCGGATGCGTGGAACGAACCGGATGCCTCCGCAGTCATGGCGAATGCGCCAGGTGCGTTGAAGCGGCCCCTCCACCAGCGCATCTGAGCGTCGGCCTGAATCTGCATCAGCCCGTACATGAACTGGAAGTGGACCGAGTGATACTCGGCCTCACCGACGATGGCGAACGCACCGTTACCGCTCGCAGCGGCAGCGAACGTGGTGGTGGCCTCACCGTCTAGTTGGAACACGCCCCAGGAGAATCCCAGGGACATGAAGTCGAGCGTTGCCTCTGCCTCGGCAGCGAACTCGCCCTCGTACTGGATGCCACCAGCGAATGCTGTCTCGGCATCACCGTCTACTGCGAAGTTGCCTTCGAGCATGAGGATGCCAGACATCCCGAAGAGAGCCTCCGCTGTGGTAGCGAAGGCTCCTTCGTAGACGGTAGCTTCGACCCAGACACCTACTTTCCAGATGCCTGTGTCACCCGTCCCAGCACCAGGGCCGAGAAGCATGGGCTAAACGTGGTCGATAGTCTGCCCGATGGGGAACACGAACGCACCACCAGTGGTGACCGGAACCGGAGCGAGCATCGCATCCTTGTACCAGGCGTTACCAGCAGTGACCGCATCCCAAATCGAGATATGTGAATAGGTCTCGTCGGCAGGCACGGAAGGCCACGACACGTTGGCATCGGATGATGCCTGCGCACGACCGTCAGTGTTGGCGTTTGCAGCAGCTCCGAACGAGATGAGCATGCGCTCTGTGTTCGCAGCAGGATTGCCAAGGCCGTCAGCACCAGGGTCACCAACGTGAAGCTGAACGTACAGCTCTACAGGGGCGACAGGCGATGCCTGAGCGAGAATCCATTGGAGCGATTCAAGCGCCCCGTGGTCGGTGAAGTCGGCCATAGCCGTCCTTTCTGTGAGGTGGGGGATGAGGGAGAAGCGATGGCTCCCTCACCCCCTGACTCAGTGTTGGTTACGCAGGTGCCAGGATTCCGGTGATGAGTCCGTGGTACTGCTCGGGGCCGTACTCCAGACCAATCTCTCCGTAGAGCTGCACACGGTCGTATGCGCCGGTCTTCGCCAGCGGCTCGGTGAAGAAGTGACCCTTCCCAGGAATGGGGAGGAACACCGGAGTCAGCGCACTGACATCAATGAGCGCAATCTCATCGAGCGGCATGTAGCGGTCAAGCACCACACCGAACGTACCGAAGTCCGTCACGATGGTCTCGACGTTCACGCCACCAATGACACGGCTACGGTCAGCCAGGCCCAGGTTGTTCGTGTACTCCATCGAGAGCCATGTCTTCACCGTACCGTTCATGAACAGAACGGGGTTGATGAGCGGAGCAACGGCCATCTCGTCTTCGTACATGCCAGCGAGCATCCCGTTGAGGGACTCACGGATGGACGAGGCGTAGACGACAGTGTGTGTCTCGATGGCGGTAAGGACACCGGCCATCTGGCGCTCGGTCACGTTGTCCGACGGAAGCTGGAACACACCGTTGAGCATCGAGCGCTCAACGTCACGAGCCACCTTGTTAATCTTCAGCTCAAGCTGATGAGAGACTTCGCTCTGCACCGGCTGTGTGCCGAGAATCGGGGCGGCGGGTTCACCTGGGAACGGGGAGCCAGCAGCCTGCGGCCCGAGCTGACCGACTGCGGCCTGCTTCGAGTAGCTGATGTTGACAGATTCCTGGTGAATCTCAACGACGTTGGTGATTTCCTGACGGATGATGGACTTGTCGGTCGGGTCGTCACCTTCGAGGGCGACGTTGTTGATGGCTGCGGCCTCATTGTCCTCGACCTGCCAAACGTGTTCCTTGGTCACGACGGACTTGCCTCCAGTGAGGCCACCAATCATGTTGAGGAGTGGGGTCTGAGCGGGAACGAGCGAGAACAGCTCACCAACGAAGTTGGGGAGGTCGTAGGTCGTGGCCGGACTCTGTGAGACCGGCACGGTCGGGATGGTGTAACTAGCCATCTTGGGTTATCTCCTTGGTTGGAACATCTCGGCAACCTGAGCGGACTTGATTGCCATTGTCTTCGAGTAGTCGCCTTCGGCCTCTGCCTTGGCGAGCACATCTGCCTGCGTAGGAGTGGGGACGGAACCGGCGGTCTGACCAGCTTGGTCGAGAGCAGCCTGTCCCTGGTTGATGGCCTGGGCCTGGGGGTGAGTCTCGGCTTGCGCCTCGAACTTGTGCCCGTACTCACTGTCAGCGAACGCAGCGAGAGCTTCCGTAGAAATCTCGCCGTCGTACTCCTTGGCGATTGCCTTACCGAGTCCGGTCGTCGGGTCGAGACCAATCTCCTTGAACGAACCTGAGAGCTTGTCGGCCTTCAGTGTTCTGTTCTCAGCGAGTGTTGCTTCGAGCTGCCTGCGCAGGCCGCCGCCTGTCTCTTCTTCGGTTCCAGTGTCGGTTGTTTCTTCAGTCATCATTTACCTCCTACTACACCACCTGTGTTCCAACGCAGGAGGGTGGGTGGGCAAACTCCTGGCGGGCCTGGCGCTTTCGGAAACAGCCACGGGCAGAGGGAGCACCAGACTCGAACCTCCAACCAGACTGTCCTAAATACGCCGGTGAGGTAGGACGATGACTCACCAGGTATCCAGGACTATATCAGGTGACTGCCAAACCTGCAACTCCACCTGTTCTCTCGTCCCTCAAGTAGTCACGTTCAGCGCTCTGCGTGAAGGACGAGCGCTCTTGCGCAAGTAGTCGATTCATGCGTGTGCGCTGCGCTGGGTCACCGAACAGGTCGGCAGCCACGAACTCATTCAGGTCGAACTCGTCGTCCGCATCGGCGTGGCGTGCCGCCAGCGTGTTGAGCACTGGAAGGAACTGGTCGGCCTTCTGGAACATCCTGTCAGCCGAGTCCCTGTCCATGCCAGCCTCGTAGAGTCTGGTGGCGAAGGCTTGGTCGATGTCGAAACCGGACTCACCGGCCTCACCACCAATCTCAGCCAGTGAGATTTGACCAGTGAGAATCTCCGACCCGATGGATGGGTCAATGGCTGCGGCGAGCAGCGCTTCGGTCGTCATCTCGATGCCGTACTCATTCGAGTACCACTCCTTGATGGGAGTTGACCCCTCAACGATGCGTCGGTACATGGGCTGGATGCGATTCATCTCCAGCTCCTCGGGGGACACATCGCCAGAAATCAGGTCGCCGTAGTTGCCCTTGAACAGGTCGGGGTTGAGGCCAACACTGCGGAACACATCGTCATACGACGCAATGACCTGACCGTACTGCGCCTCCGAGTAGCGCACCCGTCCATCCTCGGTCAGGTTGCCAGGGAACCACTGCTCGTAACGTGAGTCCTGCCGGATGACAGCCCACGCTGCGTCGGAGTTCCCCGACTCGATGTACTCACCGATATACAGCTCGATGGCCTCGTCAGGCAGCCAGCCGTAGGTCAGACTCAGCTCACGACGCTGCTCCTGTGCGGTCAGTGTCTTGTCGGCCTCGGCCTTCTCTTCGGCACGCTCGGCATCGGACATGACGTAGGTGCCACCCCTCATCCGAATCCCCTCAAGGGAGGTCATGAGGTTGTCCATGCTGCGACCGGAGTTCAGCTCACCAGCGATGCGCTGTGCTCGCTGAATGGCCGACTCGCCATCCTGGGCACCGAAGTAGATGTCGGTGCCTGTCTCCTTGAATAGGTCGAGTACCTGTTGCGCCGTATACATCAGACCGCACCTCGCACGTTCTTGTTCATTCCTGACCCAATGCCTGCGGTCATCTCGTTCACAACCTTGTCGTAGCCCCGCTCGAACCCGATAGAGCGGGCCATCTTGGATGCCTCAACTGGGTCGTTCATCTGCACAATCTCTTGGAACTTCTCGTCTGTCTCGTCCACCGGCACACCCCACATCGACTGGGCGTAGGTCTTCCATGGCTGCATCGCTGCGGTGTAGGTGATGTTCCTGTCGGAGTAGGCAGGGAACATCGCCATGCGCTGGTCCTTCAGGAACTCCACGAACTCAATCTCGCCGTCAGGGTTGTTGCGGAGCTGAGATGCCTTGGCGGCGATGTCAGTCTCCGACCAGTCACCGAACGTCGGGCCGAGCCAAGTGCTGAGCAAGTTGCGCACCGTGTCCTCACCCTTGCGGGTGGTGTCCAGCTCCATGTCGTTGTTTGCTAGAAACTGGAACAGCTCATCATCAATGGTGTCCACGGAGCCTGGGTCAGAGAGCGCCTTGACCTGTGATGTCAGCTTCGTGATGGACCAGGTGCCCATGGTGGTCCGGTCGGACATCCAGTTGACCAGCGCCTCCGATGCGTTGTCGATGCCAGCGTTGGCGAGCTGCACCCTCATGTTGTCTCGGTTGTCGTCAATCTGCTGTTGGGCAGCGGCGGGGTCGGACTCGAATGTCTCCATCCAGAGCCGTTCCTGCGGATTGTGGTCCTTCCACCACTGTGTGCCCCACAGGTCCTCGGGACGCATGATGCCGTCCTCACGCTCGAACATGATTTCGACGGCACGCTCTACCCAGTCATCGTCGAGCTTCCATGGTGCGAACTCAGCCACCCGTGCGTAGTCATCTGCCCAGGTGTCGAAGGGGTCGTCCTCCATGTCCATGATGATGACTTCAGAGAACCTTCCCAAGTCAACAACACCACGGGTCTGGAAATCTGCGTTGGTGCCAGTGAATGCGGGGGTGGCTGTCTTGTCGGGGCCAACCAGTGCCTCCAGGTCTTCGTCCGACTCGATGCGCCACGAGTAGTAGGACTCACCTGAAGCGGTGCCGTCCTCCAGTGTGACGGGCGGGACCGTGTAGACAATCCAGTACTCGCCAGTGTCGGAGTTCAGCCAGAGGCGAGCTTCGCCAGGCGCAATCAGCTCAGAGCCACGAGCATCGTCGGCTGGGTTACCAGGGTCGGATGTCGTGGTGGTGCCCACTACTGGGGTGTTGCCAGCCAGTGCGCCCAACGTGTTCGGACCAGCGATGCCATCAACCGTGAGGTCGTGGGACTCCTGGTACGCACGAAGGGCTGCCTCTGTTGCGGGACCGAAGACACCATCGACGCTGATACCAGCACCGCTGGCGTTCAGCTTCTCTTGGAGCGCCTTTACCTCATCTCCGCTCGAACCTCTTCTAAGCACGGGCCACCCCTTCTCTTCCGACATCTGCTAGTCCTGTATCGTCGTCCACTCCCTCGATGCCGGTGTCGGGCATGCCAGCGCCAGTGTCGAACCCTTGCGACCTCACCATGTCGCTCATTCCCATGAGTGTCTTGTGAAGGCGAGCACGGGCACGCTCCTTGACGGGCTGCGGTTGCTGCTGTTGCTGGCCGAGCGTCATTCGATACTCTTCGAGCTGAGCAATCCAGGGGGGAGGGGCTGAGTCGTAGTCACCAGGCTCGCTGTCTGGCAACCCCTGTTTTCTCAGCTCTGCGTACGGGTCAGTCGTCCCGTCCTCGTTCGTACTGCCTGGCCTCGTCATGTCATCGTCACCCTGCGCCTTGCCGACGTTGGGCATCACGAGTCCACCACGAAGCATGTCCACGGGGCTGATGGCCTTGCCGTTGCGCTTCACGGAGAAGTGAACGTGTGGCTTGGTCGTCTTTGCAGACCCAGTGTTGCCGACGGACCCGAGCGTGGTGCCAGGTACAACCTTCGCACCCTTCTTGAGTTTCGTGGCCGAGTTCATGTGGGCGTAGTAGTACACGTTGCCGTCACTGCCCTGGACCTGAATCCAGTTCCCACCGATGTTGCCGGTGCCGAAGTTCTTCACCGTGCCAGACACCGATGCGATGATGGGTGAACCCTTCGACGCATAGATGTCTACAGCCGCATGGGTGCGACCACGGTGGTTCTGTTGGTACGGCATCCACGAGCCGCCGCTCCACTCGGTCGCTCCTACGACGGGGAATATCCAGTTAGCCATTCTCTACCTCGCTATCTGACTCACGCCGCCTGCGGCTGTTCTGTTCGCTACGGATACCTGTCCACCCATCGTTGCGTTGAGGATGCGTGAGAAGGAATCGGCGTTCGACTCCCTCCGGTTGTTGAGGTCAATCTCTGACGACCACTTCTCTTCGATGTCGTAGGAGGTGGCTGCGCCTGGGTCCTCAATCTGCTGGAGCTGGGCACCAGTGAGTAGTCCCTGGTTGTCGCCATTGAATGCGGCGAGCGAGAGAGCAATCTTCTCCTGGGTGGAGTCCTCGTAGTACCCCTTCAGCTCACCGACCAATCCGGTCAGCTCGTCATCGAGCACCTCACGACCGAGAACTCGAGAGAATCTGTCCTTCGCTTCTTGAGCGAGGGTCTTGTCTCCAGGTATCTCACGAAGGGATGCGGGGATTGAGAAGGCCCGTGCCACTGCGTTTGCCCTGGACTGGGCAGCACGGATGCGAGCCACCTCAGTGCCATCAATCTTCAGCCCCTCACGCAGGTTCACCTGGTGATAGACCGACTGGTACATGGCCCGCTCTAGCACCTCAATCTGAGGCATGGCGTACGGACTCGTGGCATTGATGCTGCCAGAGGATACCTCGTCAGGGTCGAGGGAGCCATTCTTGAGCATGTCGTTCGTCCAGCGGTCACGCTCCTCGACTGACATGTTGGCCCACATGAACTGGGCCTGGCCGGTCTGGTAGTCGTAGAGCGGAATCTCCCACGGGTCGTCAGGGAGCAGTGTTGGAATCTGGAGGTCTTCGCCTGGCATCTGTGGCCTTCCGGCAACGGTGCGCCCAGTGCCAGGGTCACGGCCAGAAATCTCCAACATTCTTCCGGCACGACCGTAGTCGCCAAGGCCACCCATCAGGTCCGGCTTCCGGTAGTACGGGATGGAGATGGCCTCTTCGAGCCTCGCAGCGGCAGAGCCAGCCACGTTCGGGTCAACACCCTCTGTGGTCGCACGAACGATGTCATCACGGTACGAGTCCACCTCGGCCTGTGAGTAAACCTGTCCGGTCGCTGGGTCAACGAACCACCCTGGCCCGATGTGGGCTGCCTCGGTTGCTCGCTGAACCGTGCCGTCCTCATCGACGTTGATGAGTCCGGCCTGGTCGAGCATGTCGTCCCATGTTGATGGGCTGAGCTGTGATGCAGCCACATCAGCAGTAAACGATGAACGCTCAGTCTCAAGCCGTGCTCGTTCCGAACTGGGGAGATATTCGTGCCCTGGTTGAACTACCGCACGGTTTGCGGCTTTGAGGTCATCCACACTTCCTTGGGGTACGGCCTCAATGAACTCCTCGTACGCCTCCGCTACCTTCTCACCTTCGATTCCAGACCACTTGGCCTCTTTGCGCCACTTTGTCGCCTGGTCTTCCGTGATGGTGCCAGCTTCTTCGGCATCATCTATGGCATCAATGAACCTCTGCCTGTACTCAGCCCTCGCCTGCTCGCCTTCGTCAACCGAAGTGATGTTGTCGGCTACGTCACCAACCCATTCGCCAACACCACCCATTCGTTCACCGAAGGAAGGCAACCTGGGTTCAATCTCTTCTTCGCTTTCCGCGATGGCGACTGCCGTATCAGCGAGTGCGTCGATAATCGTCTGTGGTTCGATGTCGAACTCACCAGCGACACGAGCGAGAACGTCGTTCTTGGTTGAGTCGGGGGTGGTCCGCTCCTCGATGGCCTTAGCTTGCTTTCTGCTAATCACACCCTCTTCAACGAGCGTATCAAGAACCTTGTCCCTCATTGCCATGTCAAACTCCCAATGTCTCTGCGAATATGTTGTCACCGTACAGCTCAAACTCAGCCTTGTCGTACCCATCGTGGTCCATCGACACCTCGGAGGCGTAGACGTTGCGCCACAATGGACCGAACTCGGGGTACAAACCCTCAAGCTGACCGGCCAGGTCACGGAGTGCCTTACGCCCGTAGACTGCGATGTCACCTTCCGAACCACTGATGGTTGTGGACCCAAGGTACTTCTCGTTTGCGGCGAGTATCTGACTGCGGAGGTTCAGGTACTCGGCGGTCGCCTTGGCTATCGGTGTGCCAGTCACTGACGGGTCCCCCATCCAGCGATTGACTTCTGCCATCTGTTGCTGGTTCGTGATGCCCTGCGACTTGCCAGGTATCGGCTGGTTCCAGAGCGGGTGTGCCGCCTGAATCTCCATGCGTGTCTGAGCGAGCGAAGCGTCACGCACCGCAGGCTCCATCTTCGCAACGAGTTCGTTTGCGTGGTCCCACCAGATGTCACCGAGCTGGTCGTCAGCCAGGTAGCTCATCTGCTCTGCGGTCCACTGCTCACGCTCCGAGCGGGCGAGTTGCCCGATGTACGCAGCATGGTCGTAGGTTGCTTCCTCTATCGGCATGCCCACATTCGGGTCAATGAACATCGCCGTGCCTGGGTACCTCTCGAACAGCTCCATGTTGTTGCGCTCGAATACCCCGCCCTCCTTTGTCAGAGAGTGTGGCTCAATGACGTAGGAGCGTGGGTCTGTGAATGCGGTCGGGAGATACCCGTACCGCTCCAAGAAGATGTCGAAGGCCATCGTGTCGTTCGCCTGGGCCTCGCCGTACAGGATTTCCCGATACGCCTGGCCGAGCGAGGAGTACGAGTGGAGCAACCCATTCTTGTCTTCCTTCTGGAAGGTGTAGGACGGGGAGCTGGGCATCCAGAACGTAGACGCAGCACGCACCATGAGCAGTGCCTTGGCACGCTCCTCGGCCTCGGCTGCCTTGGCGTTGAACTCCTCACCAGTGCTGAAGCCAGCGAACTCACCATCGTTCATCATGGTCCGCATGACATCCTGCACCGTGGAGGTGTAGGTCGCCTGGAGTGCGGGGTCGTCGGAGCCGTGGGCCGATGCCATGCGCTTCGCCCATGCAGGGAGTAGGGAGGCACCAGCGCCGCCTGCCGTACCGAACGGCATGACGATGTTGCTCACCCAGTCCCATGACGGGTCGTCCATCGGGAGTACTGCCTTTGCAGCGGTCTGGAAGACAGGCCCGAATCCAGGGATGACACCGGCAGCGAAGTTCAGGGACTCGACCGATGCGGTCACATCAATGTTGTCGGCCATCGACGGGTCAACGTCGGGGCCGAGCATCTTGTTCATGACCGGCAGGTTGTTCATGACGTTGTGGACCGCCATCGTCCCCTTCGTGAGGAAGGCGGGATACGAGAACACCTCTTGGCCGAAGTCGTTCTCGTGAAAGAAGCCCTGGTTCCCGTCCATGTCGAACGGGTCGGACTGCCTGAGTCCGTTCACGCCCTGACGCAGCCGGTTTACGTTCTGCACATTCCTGTCGCCGGTCACCATGAGCCTCGACCAGCGGGAGATGAACTCACCCCACGCCTCAGCGAACGGCATGATGAGGTTCAGCGAGTCGCTGATGTTCTTCTTGTTCGAGAGGTCGAACAGCGTTGCCTCCACCTGGGCGAGTCCAGCGGCCTTGCCGTACTCGTCGAGCTGGTCGAGGTCAGTGATTTGCCCACCCACCTCGTCGTACATGCTGCCGTAGAGCTTGGTCTGACCCCTCTCAATCTTCAGGATGTCCTTCTCGACGTTGGCCTGACGGGCACGCTTCAGTACAGAAGCTCTAGTTACGTCGTCCATGAACGGAAGCCGCTCGCCCATCGAGCGCCAGTACGCCTGCTTGAAGACAGGGGAGCGTGAGAGCCAGTCGGACGGCTTGCCCATGAAGAACGAGAAGAACCCGTTCTTGACCTGCTCTGCCTTGTCGATGGGGCCAACGCTCTTCGGGATGGCATCGCTGTTCGGCGTGCCCATCTTCGACGGGTACAGCTCCGAACCCTCGACCTTGCTGCCGACCAGTGTCTTGAACTCGTCGTATCCAGCGGTCGTGGGGATTCCCACCTCTGTCGGGTCGTCGGCACGGACCTTCTTCTTGTTGAGGAGCGGGCCGCTCATCGGACCCTGCCCGTCACTGATGACAGCCAGTAGCTCGTCGTCGCCACGCTGATGGACCACGAGCGTTGACTCGATGGTCCCGTCAGCCATCGGCTTCTTCGGCTTGGGGTTCGGGATGACATCGGGGTTGTTGTAGACCTGACTGCGGTCCTCGAAGTAGCGCCAGTTCCCGTACCCGTCGTCTTCGAGCACGAAGCCTCCGGTACCGTGGTGCAGGTTCCCGTCCTGCTGCTCCATCAGCTTCTTGAGCGTGTACGGGTCGCCCTGGGAAATCTTGGCCGACAGCTCGGGGTCCTTCACATACAACTCGGCCATAGCCAAGCGCTGCTTGACACCGAACTCGGACTGCACGGACCCAGGCGGGCCTCCCTTGCCCTGGAGCCACTGCACCGCATCATCGACACGGTTCTCTGCGCTGGACCCAGCCATACGCACCATCAGCGGGTCGCCCGCCATCTGTGTGAGGTTCGTGGACAGACCTTCGTTGTATCCGGCCTGCCCCTTCTTGGTCATCACCCACTGCTTGTGCCCGAACGCCATCGGACCAACCGATGCGTCAGGAAGCTCCATCATGGCTGACTTGTAGAAGTGACCGTGGGCCAGTGCGTCGATGTCGTTGATGTCGAACTTGACACCGTGAACGTCAACGAAGCCCTTGGCGTAGGCAGAACGGAAGTCGTCTGTCCTGGAGAGCGCATACCCAATGAGAGCCATTGGGTTCGAGAACACCGAATCCAGTCCCTCTGCGGCCACACGCATCTGGTCATCGAGCATGATGCGGAATGTCCATGCACCACGCAGGAGGACGAGCGGCTTCCAGATGTTGTTCATTGCTCCGGTCGCCCACAGGTAGCCAGTCCTGTCAACGAGCTTCCTGCCCGCCTCTGTCGTGACCGTCTTCGAGGAGAGGAAGTTCGCCGTCTTCCCGAAGATGTCTGAGTTGTTCATCACCCTCTTAGCGGTCTTCGGGTCAGGGAATGCCACCGCACCGGACCATGCCTGCGAGGTGTACTGCGGACCAGGGAAGAAGATTTCGTTGGAGAATATCTTCGCTGAGTCACCAGGTCCACTGGCAACACCAGTGATGCCGGTGCGCCCAACGTCGTACGAGTGCATGGAGCCAACTTCCTCCCAGAAGCGGGTCGCTGCCTTTGCGAGGTCAGCGTCACCACCAGAGGAGTCCATGGCCTTTGCGAAGATGTACTCGGCGTAGTCACCCATGACCTTGTACGCCTGGGTGCGGTTCCCTGGTTCGAGGTGCCTCATGTCGTCCATGATGTCCTCAATCTTGCGGGTCGTCACCTTCTCGCCCTTGATGACGTACTCGATTCCCTCTGCCGCCTCGTCGCTCCCACGGATAACGTCGTAGTTCGGGAGGATGCGGTTGAGGGTTTCGTATGCACGGCTGGGGTCCTCGACCAGGTTCACTTCCTTGGTCGGAAGCATCGAGGACAAGCGGCGGGCAACGCCTGGCTGTGAGGTCACCTTCGACACGAGTCCAGTACCCGACATCTTGCCGAACCTCGTCGCCATACCGAAGTGAGGCAGCACCACCTTGCCAGGACCAGAGCCAACCCAGTGGGCCAGCGCACGGGTCATCGCATCTGACGACTTCGCATTGATGATGCGGCGGCGTGTGGCGAGGTCAATGGGGATTCCCTGACCGGAGAAGTAGTCGAGAATCTTGTCAACCCTCGCCGGACCCTCCTCGGCTGCCTTCACGAGTTCATCGACGAACCTGGAGGCGTTCTTGCCAAGCAGCTCACCAGTGAACATGTCCATGTTGACAGACGAGCGCATGCCAGGCATGGCCGAGCCAGGAGCATCCCAGCGGGCCTCGTACCCCATCATGTCTGCGAGCTTCACCATGTCGGGGTCCTTGCCAGCGAACTCACCGACCATCTTGGCTCCGGTCATGGGGTCCTCGGCACCGATGGCCGAGCGTGACAGGTCGTACATCCAGTCGAGGTACCCGTTCATGTCGTCGGGGGATGGCCCCTTCTGTCCGATGGGGAGGTCCTGAATCGGCTTCTTGCCATCATCGAACCACACACGGCCCAGCGGGTCCTTGGACGAGCCACCCACGAAGTCGTCGAGCACGATGACCTTGCTGGTGCCGTCAGCCTGGGCGACCTTTATCTTGCCGTAGCCGTTCTTGCGCATCCACTCGTACAGCTCCTCGGGAATCTTGTCGAGCAGCTTGTCACCGAATCCCTTGTAGCCGTTCTTGTCGAGCTTGCCAGCTCTCTTGAGGATGTTCCTCGCAGCTTCCGGTATCTCGCCGCCACCCTTGGAGGTGTCGATGGTCTTCCCGAAGACACGCACCATGGCGTTACTGTTCTCACCTGGCTTCTCAACCTTGGTGTTCATCCTGGGCTTGCTGCCCATGAGGTGACGCAGGTCGCCATCCGTGCGGCTCGCAGGGTTCTGGCTACTGGCGAAGAACGGGATAGACCCACCCTCATCCATCCAGAGGTCGTCGTAATGCTCTACGAAATCATCCATCGCCTCGCCACCCAGCATCGGGTCACGGGCCTCAAACTTCATCAGCTTCTTGGCCTGGGCCTCGGCCTCCGTCAACGTGCGGTATCCGCTACCGATACCCTCGACGGGGTTACCGGCATCGTCGAAGATGGCCCACTTGCTCCCGACCTTCTTTAGGGCGTAGTTCTGCACGCCACCCTCTGGCCCACCGATGACGTAGTGACCAGCGCCGACCCTTGAGGTCACTACCTCGGTGTCGATGATGCCCTGGTGTGCACGACGGTACGCCTCGATTGCCCACTCGGGTGGGTCAGTGGCTCCAGGCATGCGCCTGGCAGATTCTTCCGGCGACAACCACCACGGCTTCGCTCTGGCTGCTGGTTCCGGCGCACCCATGTGGATGGCGACATCAGCAGGTGCGGGCAGACCACGCTGCCCACCAACGGGGAGAGCCTTGGGTCCTGGTGTTGCTGAAGGGGGAAGGGTGTCGAAGGCCAGCTTCTCAGCATCGACCATCGGACCGAAGTCGGCTACGTCAACAGTGGCAACGTGCCCGAAGGACTCGCCTTCGGTCCCTCGGTAGAACCCAGCGGACTGACCAATCTCCTCACCCTGGTACAGGGCATCCTCACCGTGAGCGACGTACTGTTCGATGTCGCCCTTCTCCATCATCTCTTGCATGTTGTCCGGCAGGTCGCTCCTGCGGTAGACGTACACGACACCGCTACCAGCTTCCTTGGACTCAGCGACCGTTGCGTACTGGTGAGCACGGATGGGGTCGTTCGTGAGTCCACCGGAACGGAAGACACCCTCGGAACCCCGTGGGCCTCCAGTGAATACGTACTCCTCGGCCCTGAGCAGGGAGCCACGATTGAATCCAGACACCAGCGGCACCTCTACCGAAGTGGGCCTGCGCCCCGTCATTGTTTCGGGACCGACCTGCATCTTGAGGTTGTCAATCATCGCAGCGGACTCGTCCTGGAACGGCATCATGAAGTCATAGCCAGGGACGACGCTGCCGATGACGTTCATCGCTTCGTCGGCCTGGTCCACCACAGGGATGGCCTCTTCAGCTACGTTCGGAACGATGGCGGGCTGACCGAGCTTCGTCGTGAGTGGCGTATCGGTGGCGACCTTGCCTACGTCCTCAAGCCCAGGCATGGAGAGCTTCGCTGCGTCGGCACCCCAGTTGGCGGCGGGGCCACCGGCATGAGCAACGCCAGTGGCGACATCGCTGTACGGGGCATTGATGGCACCGGAACGAATCTGGTTCATCGTCTTCGTGAACTTGGCCTGCTTGCCAGCGACGGTTGCGCCCCTGACACCAGCCTTGGCCCACGCAGCACCAGCGAAGTTCATCGGGTCGAGGACGACCTGCGATGCGAAGTCACCGATACCGGAAGCGATGTTGAATGAAGTGGTCCCTGGCTCGAACACCGTGGCGGCGGCGAACCGGCCAGGCGAGTACGGGGTGTAGAACTTGTCGCCGGTCGTGAGCTGTGGGACGGCGAAGAGAATGGATTCACGGTCTGCGTAACCCTGCTGGGTCATGGGAGAGCCGAGTCCCCGCTGGAGAGCTGTGGCCGATGCGGTATCCCACATGGCGGGCGCTGCTTCGAGCATGCGCTTGTATCGCTCGTTCTCGGAGATGTCGAGCTGGTTTAGCTCTGACTCAAGTTGAGCCATCTGTTCGTTGACCGAGCCTTGCACGGTCGGGTCGAGTTCGGACTGTGGGAACCAGCCACCACCCTGGTTGGAGGTGTACTGGAGTTCGCCCGAGCGGTGCATCTCTGCTTGCTGCTCGTCGGCGGTGGTCGCTTCCTTCCACAGTGAGGAGATGGTGCCTCCTGGGTCAGACATGACATCACCGAGCGACTGGGTGAGGAAGGGCTGCTGCTCTTCCCATGTGCCGCCACCAGCCATACGGACTCCCGTACCGCCAATGGTCATCTCGTACGGAGCCATCATGCCCATCATGCCCCAGCGGACGGTGCCCTTGATGGGGTCGATGAGGAACTCATCTACACCACGGGCCAGGGTGTCGAACCACCCGCCGCCAGCCTCATCAATGGGGCCGAGCACCTGACGGTTGTTGAGTTCGGTCATGGCGACATCTGCCACCATCGGGTCGGACGCAGGCACGCCAGCGGTCGCCAAAGCAAGCCCCAGCGTCGAGGAGTTGTTCGGGTACAGCTCGGCGTAGTTGACCATGTTCTGTGCAATGGCTGGTGTCGCCTGCGCATGGAACGCCGCCTGATTCCTGAACCCTCTGTTCCTCGCATAGGTGAGGAAGTTCGTCTGTGCCTGTGTCCTGAAGGCTGTCATCTCGGTGGCATCTTCCCTGCGGCTGACCAATCAACAAGCCGCTGAATCGCTGGGTGTGGGTACTTGGCTGCGAGCACACGCAGGAACGCCTGCGGGTCCTCCACCATTGGGGACTGCTGCGGCACGCCAGCCATGATGGACTGGTCGGGCCTCTCGGTCGGGCCGAATACGCCAGCCGGTTCTACTGGAGGTCCTGCTGCACCAGCGGGGGATGCTCCCCTAGGTGCCGGTCCTCCCGCTGCCATAGGAGCGCCCTTCTGTTGGGCTTCCATGGCACCGGCCTCTCCGTACGCCCCACCTGTAGGAACTCGGAGTGGCTGCTTGGAGCTTCCTGCTCCTCCGTCAGTTCGTTGGGACAGCGCCCCAGGCCCGCTGACCGCTGCTGGGTTTCTCGGCTGCGCCATGTCACTTCTTCTTTCCGTATGTCACGAGGAGGACGAGTCCTGCTCCCGTGATGAATGCCCCTGCTGTTTCTGCTTCACCAATGGAGATACCGCCATCGGCAGAAGCCACCACTGCGAACAGTGTGACCACGCCGACAGCGATACCGAGAGCAATAAGCGCTCGGTCACTCATCAGGGAGAAGTACCAACCTGCCATGCGGCCCCATCCCAGTAGGCGCTGTTCGTGTCGAGGGTGATGACGTAGTTACCGACCGTCCACACGGTGGCGGGGTCAGCAACGATGCCAGCCATTGCGGAGATGTCTGCCGGAACGACACAGCCAGGAGGTGTGAACACACCAGGCATGCCTTCCGTTGCACCAGTAGCTGGGAACGGCGGGACGAACCCGAAGCGGGTTAGGTCAGCACCACAGGAGTCGCAGATGAGGTCAGCACGAAGGTCCTTGCGTGTGGCATCCCAGCCACACGAACCACAGAACGGCCTTGAGTCGGTCGCCATCACTTGACCTCCGGTGCGGGCATGACCTTGGACGCACGGTCCTCGGCCTTGGGCTGGCGAGTGACCGCCATCTTGTCGTCGTCAGTCTTGCCGCCCTGTGCTGGGCCTTGGCTGAAGTCTGTCTTGTTGTCTGCCATGTCGTCCTCCTACATTTGTCCGACGGATTGTACGCCGCCGCCTGGTGCTTCCATCTGAGCGAGAATAGTCTGGACTGCCGGTGGCGGTCCACCACCAACCTCAGCTCCTGGCGGTCCTCCTGGCATCCCACCTCCGGCCATCATCATCGCCTCTTCAGGCGACGGCTCCGGCTTCTCTGGCGTGAAGAGCTTCTGGAGCGTTGGGATGATGTTGGATGGGTCGTCCATGATTTCGATGAGCGCCATGTCAGCAGCGGGGTCGCCCTGCGCTGCTCGGTTGCCAAGGCTCATGATGAGCATTTCCTTGGCCTGGTCCTGGTCGATGCGCTCGTTGATGAGCGACACGTTGTCCAGTCCGTCCATGTTCTCCTGCATCGTGCGTCGGTCGATAATCTTCGCCTGGAGCATCTGGAGGCCAGCGATAATCTTGGAGTTCTCGTCGAAGGTCGCCATGGCCCCGTAGACCCGCTGGGTCCGGTAGTCCTTGTTGATGTCCTTCTTCGGGGTGTACTTCTCCTCGAACTGATTGCCACCCTCGAACCAGAAGACCTTCTTGCGCTCGCTCGGGTGCATCACCTCTTCCCATTCGAGCCGCTTGCGGTCGATGAGTTCTACGGAGTGACGGATGGCCGTCTGGTACTCCCGTACATTGAGGTCGGCACTCGAACCAAGCTCACGGATTCCTTGACCCGTAGCGAAGCTATTCGGGGATTGTCCGTCCTGAGCAACGTCGTAGCCAGCCACAGTGCGAAACTGCCGTTCCAGCACGTTGATGGCTTGCCAGGTTTGCTGCACCTGGTCGCCGGTTGGCTTGACAATATCGGTCCCGTGCTCGAACAGGTTGACGGCAAAGCGGCCCCTCTCGTACTCGTCACCAACCATCTCGCCAACGATGTTGGTTTCACGGAACGTCGAATCCTCAGTACCGATGAGGCCAAGAATGTTCATCTTCGCCATCATCGCCATCAGTCCGAAGACATGGTGGTACTGACCCTGAAGCTCATCGAAGCTGAAGCGCTTCGTCATCACGAACGCAGGACCCGACATGAGCGGGTTGGGGATGAAGTCGAGCATGTAGCTGTACTCCGGCGCAACGACGTAGGTGCCGTCCTCGCAGATGTACTCGCAGACCTCGACGGGGGAATGCTTGCGCCCCTCCCAGTTACTAGTAACCCCGATGATGGGGACCCCATACTCTGTGGGTTGGCGGGCCTTCTCGATTTCTCGGAAGCCTGGGTACGCAACGCCGATTTCGTGACGGCTCATCGCACGGATGACTGCCACCTCGGACGGCTGCTGGTCTACGCCCCACGAGCCTGGGTAGACATCGTACGGGTCACGCAGCTCTGCAACTGGGTAGGTGGTGTCCCCGAACTTTCGCTCCCGAATAACGTGGAGTGTGAAGCCGTATCCAGGGAGCCACCTACCAATCTGTGGGTACTGCATCTCCATGCGGGATGTTTCGTCCCAGCCCCGCACGATGCGAGCACGCTTCTCGGCCTTGCTCCGAGCGGTGTTGGAGTCATGGGTCGGAATCATGTCGGTCTTGAGGGTGGGTGCACGACCGATGCGCTGGGCCAATCTCTCGAGGCCCGAGTACATGATGTTGGCGGTCGGGAGGTCAACACCGAGGTTGCTGTCGGCACCCTTGCCTGAGCCTGGACCCTGCATTGGGACCCCACCGTTGAGCACGGCCTGGACCCCAGCGGCCCCACCGTTCATCACGGAGCGAATGCGCTCACGGTCAGAAGATTGGTTCATCCCCTTGAGGGTGCGGACCCTATCAAGAACGTAGTCAGTGTCCTTCATCAGATACGGTCAATCTTTATCTGCCCAGGACTCATCGTGAAGTCGAGGAGTACCTGAACGTCGTGGTGAAGTTCGCCAATCTTCATCCAGTACTTGATGGTCTTGCGCATATCGGTGCGAGCCTCCTGGTTCTGGACGAAGACGACGGCACCGACCCGCTGGTTCAGTTCCGACCGAATAGCAAGGGAGTTGATTTCAGAGCTGGAAGGACCGTTCTTCACGAGGTCGTCAAAGAACGAACCACCGTAGTCCTGCCTCATCTTCTGCTTGGACATGCCTGGGAGAACCTGTCCGGCTTCCACTATCTACCTCCAGGGTACGGGGTGTTCCACGGCGAGTTGCTGAAACTGGTGATACCAGGATACGACGAATCGGAACTTGAACGCAAGGATGGCTTTCTCTCTTGCTTCCCTTTGTTCACAATCCACGGGAACGGGAACCAAGAAGCCATCTTGATGTCGGTCTTTGACTTCTTCCCCCTGATGACCCCATCGCTCGTCCACAGCTCCAACTGACGAAGAAGCATGTTGACCTTCTTGCGTGCGTTCGCTGTGCCGTACGGGAGGTTGATGCGCCCACTGTGGTACCAGGGGGCCATTGCTGAGATACCGATTTCGGGGTCAATCTTGTTGCGCCCTGTGTAGTGGGGCTTGAGCACGAGGCCGAGTTCGGCGGCGAGCAGCTTCGTTTCCTTCATCTCGAAGAACTGGCTCTGCTGGGAGTTGGCCTCGTAGAACCAGTGCATGAGTCCGTAGTCCTCGTGCCACCGACGCATGATGTTCCAGGCACCCTCGAAGCCACCGGACTCCTGTGTCTCCATGTCCACCATCGAGAGAATGTCCAGCCCGTAGTGCCAGCAGAAGGCTGCCTGGGTTCCACGGGTGGCGGGGTCCAGCCCGCCAACGAGGGTTCCGAGAGGCAGCTCATCGGTACCGAGGTCACGGCTCTTGTCGAGAGCTACCTCTCGGATAAGTGGGATGTCGAACACGATGCCGGACTCAGGGATGGGCATGTTGAGGTAGCGCATCTCGTAGGCACCTGGGATGCCGAGCGCATCCATCTCGGACTTCTTCTCCATCAGCCAGCGGTAGGAACGAATCTCGGGGAACAGCACGCAGCCGTTCTGGTCATGACCCTCGACCTCATCGGGAGGGAGGCCGCAGTCGGTGTGCGCCGAATCCACGATGGTCTTCCACGCCTGGTCGGTTCCCTCAAGCTGCATGATGTGTTGAGGGATGTCGTCACCGTGCTGGCGTGAAGCGATGTAGAGCCAGCCGGTCTTCTCCTCCTTGCGGGTACCTATCTCTGCGAGCTTGTTGCGGGAGTACTGGCGCTGGGACGGTTCACGGGTCGTATCGAAGTCCTCGATGTCATCAGTGATGAGAATATCGACATCACGGGACAGAATCTTCGCCGTCCGACCCAGCGCCAAGAGTGAGCTGGACTTCTGTCCAACATGGGATTGCTGCTCGACCTTGATTTCCTTGCGGGACCACTTCTTGCCGGAGTTGCGGTCGGGCTTGTAGAAGAGGCCAGGTGCGAGCGTGTCGTGAATCAGCCCTTCGTTGTTCTCCAGGTGGTCCTTCACAGCACCGAGCATGATTTCAGCTACGTCCGCTGAGGCTGCCACCCACATGATTCTGATGTTGGGGAACATCGCAATGACCCACACCACGAACCGAATCAACATCTCGGACTTGCCGTGGCGAGGGGGGCTGAGAATCAGTTGCTTGCCGCCAACTGCATAAGCGACGATGATTGAACGAATCCACCGGAGGTGGAACTCCTCGATGAGCGGTCTACGACCCTCTAGCCGGAAGTAGTACTTGCTGAATGTGGCATATGCGCCCACCAGCTCATCAATGAGTCGCTCAAACTCCTCAGACCCCTCACCCGACGGCCCCATCTCCCTGACCCGTTCCAGCTTCCAGGTCGGGAGCATGGCACGAGCGTGCCACGGGGGAACCCAGTCCTTCCGCTTCTCAGCAATGTATCCATCTAGGAGGATGGCCGACCACGCACGAGACACCGATGCGGGCGTGACCGATAGAACTTGCGCAACATAGGTGTGCTGCACCGCCCCGTCGTTGAGGAGCGCAACAAGGTCCTGCCTTGCCTTGAGCTTCTCATAAGTGTCACCCCTTTGGGCACCCTTCTCCGTCTGCTCGGCTAGTAGCGCTGTGCGCTCTGCCTTCCTCTTCAATCGAGCCTTCTCGGTCCTCTTTAGGTTCCTCGCCGCCATCGAACACTTGTCGGAGCAGTAGTTCCCACCATGAGACAATCTCTTCGGTGGGATACCTCTCTGGCATCCAGGGGCTTGGCACCTAGCCGTAACCCCCGAAGGCTTCGCCTGGCTCACCACACGATGCTCAGGGCAGTACCTCATCTTCCAATGGGTCTTCACGAAGACGTTCTCGCAGCCCTTACGACTGCAAACCAGCTCCGTACCAACCTTTGCATCACGTTTATTACCACTCACGACCAAAGACCCTAACAACCAGTTTGACAAACACCAAATCTCGTACTTGGATGTCAGAGCCACCTCACCACTTCAGTAGAACCCACCAACTGCCCTCTCGAACCTCCTTACGAAGCCAAGCGGCACACTCACTCGCCAGCGTTCACGACTTACTGCGTATGGAT